AAGATTTGCTACATCTTTGTTATCGTATGACTGTTTCTCAAAGTTATATACAAAATTGTCTTTTTCATTTATTGCTTTTCCCTGTAAGAAAGCCTCCGAAGCCTTACTAACTAATTTATTTTGAATACTCGCTTTTCTAGAGCCTAGTTTAGTAGCAACAGCGCCGCCTTTGGCGTATTTGTTAACGCCTTCCATTCGCGAACCCATAGCTTGAGCGGCAGACTTTCTTACTACAAATTCTCCCGGCTGTAGCATTGCAGGAACAGTATCGCCGCTGCCACTTCCCGGAACCCAGCCGCCTCTATTAAAACCGCGTACTTTTCCCCCTTGTCCAAATAATTCAGCGCCGCCTCCACCACCAGCTCTACCGAAAGATTTATTAAGACCGCTAAACCCTCCCTTTTTTATACCTCCTGCTAGAAAACCACCACCTTTTATAGCAAACAAGGTCACCAGCAGAGGTATGATAGGAGCAATAGCTTTTCCAACAGCAGTCATTGCGTTAGCAAGTGCTAAAGCACCTTTGGCAAACACCTCAAAACCTTTGGAAGCAGTCATTTCGCGAAATAACTCTTTGACATCTTCAGTTACCTTTTGCATTTGCACAGCAAGAGATTGTTGTGCAATCTGAGCGTCTGTTGTTAAGCTCTCGCCAGCTCTTAATTGAGCGTTTAAAGCCGCTTGAGCAGTCCCAAACTGTTGAATAAGTGGAATAACTTTAGAAACCTGTCTAAAACCACCAAGCTGTTCAACAATAGCCGAGAATCTAAGGTCTCTAGGGTCTAAGTCTTGAAGAGCATTGCTTAATCTTTTAACGCCTTCAAAAGGCCCAACAAACTTACCCTCAAGGTCTGTCAGTTCAACGCCAAACTGACGCAAGAATTTAATAGTCGTAGGTCTTTGCAGTCTGGTAAAGATGGTTCTAAAACCAGTAGCAATAGTTTCAGCTGTCTCTCGCGTAGTAGAGCGGACAGAAGTAAACAGCGCAATAAGTTCTTCAACTTGGCCACCAGCAGCTTTAAACGAGCCACCAGCACGTCTAATAGCTACACCAATATCAGAAGCTTCAACAGCAAAGTTGGCCGCAACAACATTAATTTTGCCGAGAAGTCCATCTAATTTATTTGCTGCTAAACTAAATTGATTTATAGCAGCAACAGCTGTTTCAGCCGTGTCGGCAATGTTATCAAACGTTGGAGCTAATTCAGTTTTGGCCAATGCTCGCATCGCAGTTTCAGTATCTTTAACAGAAAGACCTGTTTGCTTTAAGATGAGACCAACTTTTATTAGTGAGCCAGAAGATACGCCAAGACTAGTAGCTAAGCCGGTAACAGTTCTTTGCAGCCCCTTAAGCTCCTGCATAGTCTTGCCGGAGACTTGAGAAATTTTGATCATTTCTCTTTCAAAAGAAATAGCATCCTTAACGCCCTGTTCAACAGCCCCAGCAAAAGCGTAGAATACACGACGAGCAATGTCGTATCTAAGAACATTTTTCAAAGCAGAGCCAAAAAGCTTAGCCATTCTACCAGCGCTATCGCCAGCGGTTTTGGCTTCTCTAGCAAGATCTTTGGTAGCGTTAGCTACCTGTTTAACTTCTTTAGCAGCAGTTTTAGCTCCAGAAACCTTAACGTCAACCGTGGGGCTTTTGAGTTGACTTTTAATACTATCTAGAACTTGCTTTACGTTCTTAGGCGCTTGTAAATTAAGTTGCGCCGTTAAGGAAAATTTCTCAGCCATGTGGATACCTCAAAAAAAATGGGCATAACGGTAGCTTACTATTGCTAACGGTACACCCACTTTCCAGTTTACTATTCGGTTTGCGTTTTAGCTTGCGACCTTTTCGTTGGTTTTTTTCGAGGGGTTCGCGTCGTCTTCTTTACGGACTCCTCTTTTTCTTCTTCTTCTTCTTCTTCAGTCTCCTCAGCTTTTGTCTCTAATACAATTGGCTTTCCAGAAGTATCTAAAAATGGTGAAAATTCAATTTCATAATCACCTTCTTCTGAAACCTTATCCCCTTCTATATCTACAAAATACTGTTCGCCGTCTTTATCGTAAGCAATGAATCTTCCTTCTTCATTAATAAGTCTCTCATTGCCATCATTATCAATATCAATAAGATGACCATCATTATTAACTAATCTTAGAGATTCGTCTGCTAATTTATAATCTGTCAGAAATTTGTTTTCTGGAAGACTTGATTCGTAGTCAGGATCTAACCCGTACAGCTTTTCTGCTAATTGTCCGGCAGCCATTGTGATATAAGGTTCGGCAGCAAACGTTTCATAATGCTCTTTAGAAGTAAAGAGCTGTTTACCTTTCTCATTTAGCAGGCATTTATATACTAAATGTGAAAACCTCTCATTGTCGGCTTGCCCTTCTGCCGTGTTATTATCCATCGAGCTTCTTTCGGCAATTAACGCCCGGAATTCTGCTCTCTTTTGTCTCATTTTAATTGCAACGTCTCTTGCCTCTGAAAGAGAGATGCCGCCTTTTTGCAAAGTCTTTTCCTTTTCGGAAATTTCTTCGAGAACTAGTACATACTCGGCTTCTTTTTCCTCAGTCCAAAGTCCTTGGTCAGTCATAACCTGACTAAGTTTTTGCCTGAGAATCGCTCCAGACTGCAACGCCTCTCTGAAAGCTTTGTTATAAGCTAACTGACCTTCTTTTGTGATTTGTGTGTTTGGTAATATGAAAAATACTACTTTTTCTTTACCTTTTGAGTCTACTGATTCTATTTTAAATCTGTTCTTCGCCATCTGATTCTTCTCCTTGTTGTGTATTAAGAGGTTTTACTGGTAGCGTAATCTTATATTTCAACCAGTTTATGTCATAATTCATAAACTCAGTCTCAAGATTTCTACCTTGATTATTGCCTCTGTCTAATATTTCCGACCTTACTTGATCATACAGTTCTTTTAGATGCTCTTGCTCAGGAGTAAGAACATCAAGACTCTCATAACCCCATAAAAAACCAAGATGTTTCTCGACAGTACTTAAAGCGCCGATCATCGTGGTTTGTATCTTCTTCTTTGACGCCCTTAAGAGTCTATCTTTAGATATCTCTTTATTTTTACTAGCTCTTTCAGACTTGTAATTGTCTGACTTTCTAACAAGCTCAGCATATGATTCTTCCATCACACCCTCCATAATTATCCGAATTTAGCATTTGCCTCATTCATAGTTTTTGCTTTAACATCTTTAAAATCTCTATAGTTGATGGCTTCACCATCTTTTAACTCTTCTGCCCTAGATTTGACTACCATTCTTGATTGAGCATCATTTAATTCATAAATCTCTTTAGATTCTTCTTTACTACGAGACATAACAAAAACTTCATCTGCATTATGATGTTTATTGTTAACACCTTCATGCTTCGACTTCATTCTCTCTTTTTCTCGCTTATTTTTCTGCTTTATTAACCAACCATCTAATGCGTAGTCACTTTTTATGACCGCTTCTTCTGGAGGTTCAGACGATTCTGCAATATTGTCATACAATCTAGTCCAGTCTAATAGCGCAGATTGTTCCTCGGATAATTCATTTGGTTTTCTGCTAAAAGCATCTTTTGGTATTTGATTGCAATTACTCCAAATGTTTCTCCAAGGTAGCGTTCGCGCTAGTTCTCTTATTTTTTCTTGAGGTGTTCTGTTTTGATGATAGTATCTTAATACTGTAGACGCATCTACATGACTAAAATCATAAGGTTCACCATCTTCACAAAACGTGCTATTTTCTATAATCCAACTCCATCTAGAATAAGAAGCAATTCCTTCACAGTCTAAATGATCATTAGCGTGCTTTATTTCGTGAAGCCTTGATTGTTCTCTTTCTAAATCCTGTATTTCTTTTCTAATCTCTTTAGATATAGGTAAGAAAAAGTTGTCAAAAAATCTTACTTTTAATTTGTCAAGGTTATCAGCAATTTCTAATAGTTCTTTATCTTGCTCTTCCGTCCAAACATCGCTTTCCTTTAATATCTTCAACATTTCATTTCTAGTGTAAACACCGGAAAATAATGCGTCATCATAAGAATCTCCATAAGTCTCTTGAGCAAGAAAGTTCTTTTCTATTGTTAACGGATAAACAATTAAAGTAAGGTCTTTCTTTATTCTTAGTCTAGAGTTTCCAAGAACAATCTTGGCGACTAAAGACTCTCTCTCATAGAGTTCCATGCGTTTTCCTATCGCTATGTGAACTGACTAAAAGGGGTCATAAAATGACCCCTTTTTATAATCAAAATACTAAGGCTGGATAACTCTGTTGTTAGACGTAACTGTCATCGTGTTAAAGTTACGGTATGAGTATGTTACGGTGGCGTTTGTGCCATCAGTACTCAAACCATTCCAAGTGAAACTTGAAAGAATATTCTTCGCTCCCAAATCGAAGTTATGATTTTCAACTACCGCTGGTGAGCCGAGAATTCCTCCGGAAGTACCATCGTGAACTGCAAACTTAATAGTATTGTTATTCTGCACATTAACGTCTGCCTCGGGAAGAGCATCTACCCCCATGTCGGCTACGTCAGTAACATAAGCTTCAATATCACAAGTAACTTCAATTGGAAATGTTACATATCTGTGATAAGGTTGTTTTTCACCAAGGGCAAACATTTCTTCTCGCCCAAAGTCTGTTGAAACTGAAATACTAGAAATTCTCAAGTCAGCTGGTGTTGCACCAACTGTCGCAAGTGGTGCTGGAACATCTCCAATAACATCAAATGAGAAGTTATGCCGTTTTGAAACGTCTCCAGTTTGTTGAGCAGCGGCTGTTGGAGAGCTTGCCATTAGCGCAGCGGCGGGAACAAACCATTTTTGATGGTTTCCTACAAGCGTGATATTTTCAGTGAAAAACCCGTCTGTACCAAAGTTAAAATTAACACTAGATACAAACATTCCAGACATGTAAGCAGCTTGCAATCCAGCATTACCACCTACAAGATCTCCGATATTGTCCACAGTGTCGCCGGTAACAGCAAATGCAACATCAACTCTATTATTCTGGATGCTGGTAATTGTTTTTGCTCCAGTCCAAGTTGCTACATAGCCACCCGGTACGGTAGTGTCTGGTGCAGCAACACATCTTGTATACAACAAACAGGTGTCGTCCATAACTTTTTCAATAGTTAATTCAACGTCTGGAATATCTTCTAAGTCTTGATAAATTTCCAACTGCCCAAGTTGAAAAATTTGTTCTAAATTAAAGTTCGTGGACATGCCGATACTTTGTACGCCGGGGCAATACTGGAATTTCGATAAATTTGAAACGCCAGCAGAGGCAACTCCAGCGCCATGGACGCCAGTACCCATGCCTTCTATAGCCCAGTATGTTCTTTTGTTAGCCATTATTATCTCCTAATTAGGATAAGGTTTTCTTTCTAGAATATTATACACCAATTAAGCTAATTACTTACATAACTAGCTCGGTGCTGAGTCTAACGACTCCGTGGTATAAGTTAGGTGAAATAGGCTCTGAGAGCTGCACTCTTGCATTTTGTAGTTGCATATTAGCAGATTTAGAATAGCCATACCCACCATTTTCTATAGGTGCTAGTAAATCGGGATATTGCAAAGCATCTATGTTAGTCATCCCCCTATAATCTAAGGGGAATTTCTCTTGTCTTCCTATATAATCACTATCAAATAGATCAATTACCTTTCCATCTTGAAGAGAAACTATATCTAATAGTTTATCCCTTTCGTGGTCATCTTCGGCTAATACATGAAAAAGAACATCTGTATTAACAAAATGTGTTAGACTTCCTAAAGCGTACGGCTCTAAGGTTCTTGCTTTTACTACTTCAATCGCTAATGCTGGAAGTTGTAGTCTAGTATCTGATAACTGAGACCAGTCTCCAGAGCCTTCCATTAAGAAATCGCCGTCTGCACGTCCTGATCTATACTGCACTTCTCTAAAGAAGTCACTGTTTGCTTTTGTGACCTTAGTCCATTTATAACTAAACTCAGCAGTAACTGTGCTAGTAGTAGCAATAGCCGAATCAAATACGATTCTGCCGTTAGGATAATCTATATGGTAGGCATATGTTCCTACGCCAGAAGCTGGTTGAAAATTTCCACCAACAAATATGCCCGACATTCCGGGATAATTTTTTGAACTTGGGTAAGTGGAAGCATCCGATTTTATTTTAGTTATTGTTTTTGGCTGGTCTGTGGTAGATAAACCGCTTTGCCAAACCCAGTTTGATCTAAAGCCTTCCCATACTTGACCGCCGGTATATCTAGGGTCATCTACTAATCTAAGCTTGTGCTTAGTCCCTCCGTATTGGCCAGTCGTTGTTATCGGAACGTTTGTAAAACCTCCAGCATCAAGAATAGCCCAGTCAAAGTATTCGATGAGATTGTCTTGTAAAATGTTTGATGGAGTACTATCTCCAACATTGTCTATTTTATTTAACCATTTAGTCATTATAGTCTCTTATTCACTGATTTTTCTATCATGCTAGATATCTTAGACTGTGTATTTTTATGGGATAAAGCTCTGGTAATAAAATTATCTTCTTTAGTTCCAGAATATTCTGGCCTAATTCTCCAGTCTGCTATTGAATCTTTTATCATAGAGCCAGCGCCGGAACGTCCTTCTCCAAAAATTGGCTGAAAATCAAAACCAGAAATTAAAATGGTATCTCCTTTTGTAAGGAGCCAGTCAAGCCATGGTAGTTCAACAGTTCTTTTATACCTGCTTGAACGATACCGAATTACGGCCCCGCTAATTGATAAAACATTAGAGAAGTCGCTTGGCTGAACATTGATTGTCAATGATCCAGACAAATTCTTAGGAGTGACCCTTTTTACGTTGACAAAAACAGACGAGGAAACAGCTTCAGCTATATCTCGTGAAGATTCCGAAGCTTGTGATAAAGTAAGTCCTAAAGATCCTCTTAAATAAGAACCCCTTAAAGATTGCATTTCATAACATTCATGAATTACATCAAATACCACAGGTCTTATTTTTTTATTAATTTCTTCACCTATGCCAGAAATAGAAGAATTTATGTGACTAACAAGAGCTTTCATGGCAAGCTTCTCGAACTCGGATTCTTTTGTTGTTATTTCAATAAGTCGGTCTGCCATTAAATCCGTTCCCAAAATATAACAATGTACTGAGTAGGGTTTTGTTTAAAGCCTTGGGTATAAGGCTCTGACAGTCTTTTGTATCTTCCTTGGTTATGTTTTCCTACATCAACTAGAAGTTCTTTTGCGCTAGTTAGTTTCTTGTAATCGTCCATATAGCCAATTGTTTGAATGACATTGCTAGGAACATCTACCTCAAAACCAACATCAATAAAGTTTTTCTTCTGGTAATAAATCCTAAGCTCAACCGTTTCCTCGGTTTCGGTAAGTTTAAAACCCTCTCCTCCACATAAAGGGCAAGGAGTACCTCTATTAAAAGGGATAGGTCCTCCAGTTCTATAAAAGTTTACAGACCTTCCTCCAAAAGTGTTCGTCAAGCAATTTGCACATTTTGTCCTAGTTTCAGGATAAACAGCTGTACATGTTCTATTAAATAGAAGAATTGCTTCGTTCAATTTAGTGAAAACGCTCGCAGGGAGTTTAATTGCCATGTTTTATACCTTAAGTGGTTTCGTCGCCAGAATAATATCTCACGTCGTCAAATCTAGCTGTATATTTAGTTTCTAAAACCCCAACGTCTTGCGAACTATTTACTCCACCCTCAGATGTTCCGCCACTAAAGTCTGTTTTTACAACATTTGTGTCTATCGTGCCTGTAATAGCAGTATTGCCTTTAGATCCGGGTCTAATTTGAGTTAAAGTCAGTACACCAGCACCATTATCAGCAACCGCGATTGAACCATTGTGACCGGCGGCGTTATCCATACAAAGCTTTAAAGCTGTTGCAGCGGCAGCGGCATCAGTATTGATAAACTGAAGACTTCCTGCTGTCGTCCCTGACTTTGCTGTGTATGTTTTAGAAAGCCCGTGAGCATCAAGGATTATAATGGTATCATCAACGTCAGCAGCGCCGCTAAAAGTAACAGTTGCGGTAGCAAAGTTTCCACCAGCCCTAATTGTATAGTTATTGCCATAGGCGGCGGTTCCAGCGGCTTTAGGCGCACCAACAACAACACTGTTATTTCTTTCGTGTGCGTCTGTCGTGCCTCTTATGTTTGTGGTTACATCAGCCATTTTTTATCTCCATTTGTTAAGATTCTAATTGTGTAATTCTTGCTTTTGCTATATCAAGTTCAGCTTTAATCTCTTTTATTGCAGAGACTAAGTAAACATTAATCATGTGAGAGTCTAAGTGTTTTACGTCTGTAACTAAGACTTCATCTGTTTCATGGTCTTTTAGGTCTACGCCACTATTAGTGACTGCTTCTGGGAATTCTACAGCAACTTCTTGAGCAAGGAAGTTATAGTAATAAGTATCAGGATCAACACCAGTATGGCAATGACAGAAGTCTCCTATGTATTTAAACTTAACAGGTCTTAAGTTAGCTATCTTATCCAAACCGCCAGTGACATCCGTTACGTCTGTTTTAACACGAGAGTCAGAGACAACACTCCATACCGAACTAACAGGCTTGCCAGCTGAGTTACTACTAAGTTGAAGTTCGTAAGTAGGAGCAGCCACATTAATACCGACCTTGCCATCGTTATTAATTCTTATTCCGCTTGCTTGTAAACTATTAGATAGCCAATTATTATTAAGGGCTACATCTCCATAGTAGGTAGTCGTGTCTGCTCTGACAGCAAGATCGTAAATATTACCAGTCTCACTATCAAATCTAGTTATTGCTAATTTAGCGTCTGCATCAGCAGCACTAGTGCCAGCTTGAATGTAAGAGGTATTATTTGTACTTCTTGATCCAACAAACCTTAGCGCAGAATTTGAAGCATTATGACCAATCATCATAGATGAATCTTCGCCATAAATATGAAACTTGTTTTCTCCAGCTACAAAGTTGTCGTAAGGAGCGTCTGTATCAATACCAATATGACCAAGGCGATCAACAGTAAGGTTATTAGGAATAAAACTACCAGAGTTATTTATCTTTAATACATTACTGCCGGTCTTGTAACCAATAGAAGACCAGTCCCCAATTGTTACATTGCCACTTCCTAAAGTGTTTTTACCAATATAAAGAGCCGCTTCGCTACCCATTGGGCTTTCTAAAGCTGCTTTAACATCCCCACTAGCGTATGCGTGGGTATTAAATAATGGCCTCCAAGTGGTTGGAGCAGTTCCAGAAGACGCAAAGCCAATATTGCCATTTGTCGAATCTAAAACTAACTGCTTGCTTCTAGTTATAGAAGAAGACCTAGTTTCTAATGAAAATTGTTTTGTTGACTTGTCCCAAGTAGACACGCCGTAATTTGACAAATTAGCAATAGCGTTACCAGAGCCAATAAAGATTTTGGAATTTCCACCATTTGACCCAATCACTAAAGCTCTGTCATTTGTTGACGATGTTTGCTGTCCAATATCATCTCCAACTACAAACTGCTCTTTTGGATAAAGAGAACCAACGGAAGCTTTTCCCCCGCTTGTCATTACAAATTGAGCTTCACTAAACAAGACTTGATGATTTCTATCTGTGTCAAAACCTATAAAGAATCTACCCGTTCCACTAGCTGCGGTATCTACCCCTAAGCCAAAACTCGCGTAAAGATTGTTTTGATTAAAGGCTTGACCTGATTGGTATTTTGACATAACCAAATCAGCACTGTTATTTGATAGATGCTCAAAGTCGCAACGAATAGCGTCTCCAGAAGCTCTAATGTGTAAAGGCTGTTCAGGATTTACACCTATTCCGAAATGACCATATTCATCTAATATAGTTCTTTCTACAAAGGCTTGTGTTCTTGTGTCTAGTTGTCCGGTCTTAAATAATTTACCACTGGCAGCAGCCAAGATGTTAGGAGTCCCAGTAGCAAAGAAGGCCACTCCAGATGCAGAATGGCTTTGAATAATTTTAAGCGGGGGATTTAATCCGTCGCTCTGTATTACAATATCGCCTTTTGGTTTTATAGATAGTCTTTTTTGAAGCCCTTGACCTGCTAATGTTACGCCAGACCCAGAAGTATAAAAGTCTATGCCTCCATCTTCTTTGTTGGTAGAATCAATACCAGAAGTAAACTCTACCTTAGATACCGTAGTGCCATCCCATTGAGAATTAATCTTGTTTATAGGCGTTGATGCACTTAATATTCCACTATCTCTAATATCCAAGGCTTTATTAAAGTACATATCAGTACCACTGGCAACAATAGGCTCAATTGAATCAATTATATGTTTCAAATCATCTCTTATTACCTTTGCTGTAATGGCGCCAGTGCTGTTATTAGCAAAGTCTGTATCTATCTTACTCTTTAAATCTACTTTTTTATATTCAGCCATTATTCAAACCATCCTGATCTATTTGACATATGGGTTCGTGCAACAGCGTCACTTCCCGGGGAATAAGGACCAAGTATGGCCTGTCCAACCACGCCATTCATCTTAAATTGCATTACTGCTTCTTCGTATCTCTTGTTTATATCTTCAAACAAGATTTTGAGTCCAGCCACTATGCCTGTTAAATTAAGTGAAGAAGGCCCATCTCTCAAAGTAATAGCATTATAAGAATGCGTTTTCAGTTCGCTACCTATTAGCATTCTTGCTGTACGAAGACAAATTAAATTAATAAAAGCATCATCTTTGTTTGATGAGTCTGTGGGGTCTGGACTTAAGGTTAGTGAATCTGCGTCAATCGTGTAGGTACTCTCAAAATCAATTTCTACTAAAGACAATTGAGCAGAAACAAGAACAGATTCTTCAAGCCTTGAGTCAGTAAATGTGTATTCACTGGAGTCTAAATCGTTCACCAGATGGCGAACAATTAGTGTCATTTCGTTTTGCCAAGCCATATTAGCCTCCTATAGGTTTCTATAAACTTTAAAGGTTGTTATGTCTGTATAAAATGTTCCATCTGATATTATCACCTTGCCTTGAAGCTTGTAGCTTCCAGCTTCGTCTAAATCGTCTGCGGCTACGTTATATCGTATTTTTCCATCTGTTCCGTCAGTATTGAAAGCAGCTGCTTTTGTTAGTTTAGCTCCAGACGGTTTCTTAAAAATCAATTGTTTAGTAGTAGCGCTAGATATATCAACAGAGCTAGTACCATCTGTGACAGTGACTAGGAACTGAGTCCCTATATCATTTATATGAATTTCATTAGCTGCCATGTTTACCTTTCTCTAACGAGTGTTTTGTTTACTATTTTGTCTATATAAACCGACTCGCTCTTTGTTTTATCAATATACGCAGACAAGGAAAATCCTTTATCAATGTATGAAGTTATTGAAATTTGCTTGTCTATATACAAAGTGAAGCTATTAGATTTATCTATATAGCTAGTAATCTTTATAATATCTGGATTTTCAGTATCCGAAGATATTACAGAAGTAAGGGTAGCTATAGGTCGTAAATTAACAGTCCCTCCATGTAATAATACACTATTTCCAGTCAAAGATGCTGTACTTTGGAATCTGCATACTTCACTTATTAAGGTGGCGATAGCAGACAAAGAAGCTTCATGATGTGTAATATTTTCTGCATAGGCGGTTATAGTAGCTTTTGCGTCTATATGGTTCTGAGATATAAAGTGGCGGCCTACTAGACTAGAACCAGTTTGGAACCCTTTGGTAAATCCTTGAGTAAAATCGCCTACAGTACTAATGTGAGCTTGGCCAAACCTTGTTTGGCCTGAGGTGGATGTTGAAGATACTGAAGCAGAACCTGAAATGGAAGATATTCCGCCAATAACTACAACGCCGGAAGAAGGTGTTGAGCCTGTGCTGGTTATTAAAGTAGCAGCCCCTAATTCAAGAATTCCTACTTCTGTCATAGAAGCAGAAGCAGACATAGAGGAAGCTACAGATATCGTTTGAGCGGCTATGCTAGTTACAGACCCTGTAGCGCTAATAGTCGCGCTTGCCGTCGTTGTAACTCCAGATATAGGTAGTGAAGAAATAGGCGCTTCACTTATTGCGTTAAAGCCTAGCATGTTACTACCTTTCTGTTTTTATAAGATTCTTCTACATTAATATACACAATTTACTATCTAGTCTAAAAATAGTAAAAATGCTGCACCCGCTTGATCTGGAGCGAACTCATGTGCGCCTATATCCCATACATCTCCTGATGCATCTCTATCTCTTCCGTTGATATCAGTTTGTACACCACCAGTAGTTCCCAAGTCTGCTCCAGCATCTACACAATCTGAATCTTCATCTATATGCAAATCGAATCCGGCATCGGGGTCGGTCGAAACAAAAGATATTTCAGTTAATGTTTTTCCTATTAGGGCTGTTGCGTCATTTTGGGTTTGACTAAAGTCTTCAGCGTCTCTTGCCGCGTCTGATGTGTCATCCGAAAGGTTATTAGCAGTGTTTAAAGTGGCACTAGAAAGGTCGCACCAGTAGGCAGCGTTGATGTCTGCCCCGTCTAGACCTGCAACTATATTATTTTTTATGGTGGCTACAGTACTTGCATTATTGCCAAACCTCATTCCAACAGCGTCTTTGCTGCCACCGTTAGACTTGAATAGATATATTGTATTATTATATATATGCAAATTACCCCGAAAAGCCCTCATATTTATTGCCGAAACACTGTCATTGCTAGTCTCTATAAAGTTGTATATCATATTATTCAATATATACCGTATGTCATCAGTCGCTCCCGCAATACTACTAATTATACCTCCCGACCCACTACTTCCCGGATTCCCGCCTTTGTCATGCATCAACATATTTCTTATAGTTGTAGTGCCTCCACCTGAAGCTATTCGTATTACATTATTAGTATTTCTTAAGTCCAAATCCCCAAGATGTACATCCAACCATTCAATAGTAAAATTATCTCTTGCAATTCTTATAATTCCGTGACTATGTCCAGAGTTTGCGGTTGGCTTTAGTAAAACTCCAGTCTCTGTCGTTCCGGTGTGTCTATCAGCAGCGACCACGGTTAATGTAACAGAAGCTAAGTCCGCACCACCACTGCCGCCAATTCCCGGCCCGCCATCAATAGTAACGGTAGCGTCTGTAAAAGTAGCATCAGCATACATGACACCGACAGCGTCGTTAGTGTCTGCATAAATAGAAGCGTCATCTAAATCCGCCTCCCAAGCTACAATTGTGGAATAATCTCTAGAGCTTGTTCCTATAGTCTTTGTTACGGTGGTCATTATAAAATACCCTCCACAATCTTGTCATACGTCAGTATGTCAATATGTTCTCTTTCTTCTGCTGGTTTTCTGCAATCACACTCTATACTATTATTTCTTATATCATCTACA